TCCCTTGCGGACACCCTCAACCAGCGCCCTCATCCAAGGTGTCGACAAACTCATCAAGCAACTCCGGCAAAAGATCAGCCAAGCCGACCGCATCATTACGCGTCACGGCGACTTCGCGCTGGATCGCTTCAAGGTGACGCACTTCGATGTCGGGGCACTTGCGCTTAACCTTCAAGTGCACGGTGTCGAGGGTTGACCCGAGCTTTGCGCTCAGGCGAGACAATGCGAACAAGCAAAAATCGACCGGTACCAGCTTCTTGGCCTTCACCTTGTTGCGCATTTCCTGAGCGTCCGCCTGCTCAGTTGTCAGTCGCAGTTTTTGCTGCGCCTGTTTGTATTCAATGAGCGGATCGATCGGATCACCGTTGTCGTCGACAGGTTGGTCTTTTGTCACCTGATGCTTGAGCCGGTTATCCAGCACCGACCGGACGTCGTAAAAGACGTCGCGGCCGATCTTCGCAACAGGCTGCACGCCCCATTTATCAAAGGCCTGAGTCGTGATGCCGAGGCTGGTAGCCATGCGCGACTTGTTCAGCCAATGAGGCTCGCGGGAGATGGTCGGATTGGCCATGGACTAAACAACAACCTCGATTCAAAAATGGGTCATATATAGCGAAGCAGCGGGGCCCGAATTACCCCCTAGCCCCCACCCCCTCGGGAGGACCCGTTAAATTCGTGCGGGGCAAGCAAGTCAAGCAATACAGGCACAGAAACAGCCTTTCTTGCGATCGGTCAGGGCTTGGCAGTGGCCATTGCATCGGCAAATGCACCGCGGAACTCGGCGCCGTAGTGGGCCTTGCAGATGTTGTTGGCGATCTTGAAGAACGGGAAGATCGTGCGGTACACCGGTGCGCTGCGGCTGAACACAAACACCGGCCGGACCGCATCGCCGAACGCGGTTTCTTTGCGTTCCCATACACCCTCCGTTCCATCGACAGCACCTGTGAAGTAACGCTGGGCATTGCCCTTGGCCTTGCTGCGCTTACTGCTGGTGGCATTGGCTTTGTAGCCGCGCCGGTTCTCTGCCGCACCGAGGCCCGATAAGATTTTGTTCATCAGGCCGCGCGACACGTTGCCGTGCCTATCGAGGACATTCGGACTGGGAATAGCGTATTGACCGGACCTCATCAGGCCGTTCGATATCAGCGATTTTTCAAAGCGCTTATGCGGTCGTGGTCCACCCCTGACAGTCTGTTGAAGATAGGTATCAGCGGGGATGCCCGAGGTCCAAGAGTCCTTGAAATACACCTCGGCCGGCTTGCTTTTGGTGGCCATTTTAGTGAACAGGCTGTTCATCGTGGTTCGGGTTGGCCGATCCAGACGCTGTGCCATAACGGCCAGTTCGCCCTTCTTGACCCGTTGGGCCAAGCGGGTCGCAGTCAGAGCAAGCACATGGGGAATGTGCTTTTTCTCCAGCTCCAGCAGCGCCTCGGAGACAGGCAGCATGTCGGGTGTGACCTTGATTTTGACCATTTAGCAATCCGATTTGGGAAACCTGCTTTCAGCAATTCGATCAGCCCAAAGGGCGACTTTCTTCACCCCGAGGAAGCCCACCCAAATGCCTACCGGCTGGGCTAGTGACGGCGACAATCCCATCAGTTCGAAGCCCCAAATAATGCTCAGGGACAGCAAGACACACATGGGACCTTCAATCAGCGCGTCTTTCCAAGTGCCGCCCGTGTAAAACACACGCAGCACGGTCATGCACAAGGACAAAAATGCCGCCCAAATAGTTTGCGAATGCTGACTCAGCCACATGAATGCAATGGCCCAGGTATCGGGTTTATCCGGCATATTCAGAGGTCTCTGTTGCCTCCCGAGGCTCGGAAGAAAATCAAAAAAAACCGCACCGTGGTGGGGCGATAAATTGGCTTCTGACCATTGCGCAACGGCCAGTTCGAAAACAAATCCAATAAGCATTACCCAACAAATCCCTCGACAATACTTATTAAATGACTTATATTTTCATCATGGATTGCGAGGCAGCATGAATACAATCAACTGGACCCGGAAAGCCGTAAAACAGCTCTCCAAGATTAATAAAGACGACAAAGGCAAGATTTATGACGCGGCACAGGCGCTCGCTCATATGCCCAACGTCACCAACGTCAAAGCCCTCGTTAAACACCAGTATGGGTACCGGCTCAGGGTGGGAAACTACCGAGTCATGTTTGACTGGGATGGAGGGGTCAAGATCGTAAACATTGAAGAGGTGAAAAAGCGCGATGAACACACCTACTAACATTCAGATCATCAGCGGGCCAGACGGAGCGCCCGCCTTTGTCGTCATCCCCTACGCGGACTATGTTGCAAACCACCCGCAAGAGGACTTGATTCCGAATGAGGTGGTTGGATACATGGTCAAAGAGGACCTGACCGCTGTCGGCGCATGGCGCAAGCATCTGAACCTTACTCAGGCGGAAGTGGCCTCACGCATCGGCATTACCCAGGCGGCATACGCACAACAAGAGCAAGCAGCAAAACCACGCAAGGGCACCCTCGACAAGATTGCCCAAGCATTCGGAATTCATCGTGATTTGCTGGATCTGTAATCGGGCAGCCGAAAACGAAAAAACCCCGCTCGAAGGCGGGGTTTTCTTTGATCCATGAGGAAGTTGCCGTAGGCAAAACTCTAACAGTGGCGAAATATTGCCGCCAGCCGTGCGGGAAGTCAAGCAGCCTCTTTCATCTTGTAAATCACTCCCCCGATCGGGCCCAAAGCCTTCGCGTCGATGTCGTAGCAAGCGTCAAAGCAGAGCTGCACAAACGGCTCCCAATCCCGACCCCAAGCCGCGGATGGAAGCTTGACCCCATACTCGGCATTCATCCAGGACCTGAACTGTTCAGGCTTGATCAGCGGGTCCTCATTGGCCGACTGGCCGCCCTGATGCATGTAGCGATAACGACGGAACACCCCCTTGGCCACGTACTCGGCGCGCTCCCTCTTGTCGGCTGTCATGCGCGATGCCCGGGTGCATGCCAGATTGAACACGGCCTCTTCTGCCTCCTCCCGATCATCATCAGTAGGTTCAGCTGCGTACATAGCGTTGCCGAATGCACGCAACGTGTTGTGAAGACGGGCGATTGCCGATTGAACCCTGCCGGCTAACGTCGCATGGATCGCATGATCAGCTGTAGGTCCGCGCTCAGTCTTCTGCACCACAACACCCAGCACGACAGCATCAGAGGTCTGACCGGGGGCGGGGTTGTAGTTGCAGTCATGCCATGCCTGGCGGGCGGAATTGATCTTCATGCTACCGCCCTCTTCACTTTGCTGATCTGCATCCGGACAACCATGGCTCAATCCCCTGTGAAATTTGTTCCGCCGGCACCGCGACGGTTGTTCTGTTGGTAGTACTCGGCAGGGCCAGAAATCGAAGAACCCTGCTGGAGCACTTCAATTTCGCGCTGAGCCTGCTGCAATTTGAAGCTCAATTGAGTCACTAACTCCTCCGAAGAAAGCACCAACCTGCTGCCCCGAATAACCCAACCTGAGCCATTGCAAGCGGTACAAATCAACTCATAAAACAGCCCTTTCACTACCGCTTTGCCCTTGCAGGTCGGGCAAGGCTCTAGCTCGATCCGCTGTCTCTTAAAGCCAAGCCCCTGCCCTTTCTGCATGTTTTAAATCCTCTCCTGTGGTTGTTTCTTGAATGGCATCGCAAGCCTTGTTCTGTAAGGCCTCCAGAGGTTTACCGGAATCTTCGGATCTAACACCGGTCAACCCGTGGATCACGGAAAAACCCTTCTGATCTAGATGGATGTGCCACTGCTCCAGTGCATCGAGTTTGCGACTCATGACGTCCGACTGGATGTACACCTTCACGTTGTGGCCCATGGCGTGATTGATCAGTAGCTCGCCGATCAGGTGGTCAATGCCGATATCTGCCCAACCGGTGCGAGCCAATTTGCGCAGATCGTGGCTGGTCCATTCGCCCTGCCCCAACCGGGTGAATGCAGCACTGGCCTGCCCTTCACTGAGAGCTTTGCCATGGCGCGCCGGAAACAGGAATTGGCCGTCATACCCCTTGGCTTGCTGAATGTCGCGATAACGAATCAGAAGTTCGCGCACCTGGTCCGTCAGCGGTAGGTGATGCTCGACGCCAGTTTTGGTGTGCTCCGCCGGGATGAACCACTCGCGCTCCGCCAGACTGATATGCGACCAGCGTGCCTGCCGGGTTTCGCCGATACGCGTGCCATGACAGAGCATCATCAGCGCCAACATGGCGTCGGCCGGCGCCGTCAGCAGGACGTGGGACAACTGCTCCAGTAGCTGCTGCAACTGAACACCCCGCAACCGGCCAGGCTTGGCTCCGACTTTCGTCTTGCTGAAGTCGCTGAATTTGATTCCCGCCATCGGGTTAACGCGGATAAAACCGAGTTTGAACGATTGCCGCATCGCCTGGACCAGAAGCTTAAACACCAGCTGTACATAGCCCGCTGAGTAGTTTTCCTGCAATGGCCAGATCAGCTCGCTGTCGAGCATGGCTTTATTGATATCGCGGAGAGGCAGATCACCCAGACGCGGCATCAAGTGACGTTTGATGGCCGAAGCGGCAGTGCTCTTGCGCTTGCTGGAAAGACTGCGATCACGGGACATACGTTCGGCGTACCATCCCAACATCTCATTGATCGTGACCCACTTGGATAGCGCCGAACCTTCGTTGGCAGCCACGCGCAAACGTACTGTCGGCAGTGCCGTGACCACTTGCTTGGTGCTCAGATCAGGGAAGCCGCCGATACGGTGCCAAGTGCGTTTGCTGAGCAGGTACCAAGAGCCACGGGAACGGTTCTTCGCAAAGCGAAAGTGCAACGCCGGGTGACTGGCATCGCGCAGATCTCGAACATGCAGTTTCTTGGCATTGCGTTCGATCTCGGCATCCGACAGCTTTACCGTCAGGGTCTTCGCCAAGGCCGTCATTTACGGGCTCCGAGAGGATCTTCCAGGTCAACAACTTGAAACGTGGTCGGCCACATCCAGGCGCCGTAGCGCTCGGCCATTGCCTGGTCAACGAACAGTGCCAAAGCGTGGTCCGGGGTGCTGCCCATATCCATCTTGAACGAGCAGCAGAACACGGCGAACCGATAGTTCGCCGGGTTCGGCACAGCCAAGCGGCGATCAGGCATATCCAAACCGATCACCAAGCGCTTGCCCATTTAGCCGCCCTTCAGCAGAGATTGCAGCAGCTTGAACTTTTCGAGCGCGTCAGCGTTGGTCTCGCGCTCCGCCTCAACGGAAAGCGCCACTTCCTCGATACGCGCCGCCAGCTTTTTCATGCGCTGTCCGACCTCCTCGGCAAAGCTAATGACCTCGCCAGACAGCACCGCCAACGTATCCAGGGCGCTGGCATCGGCTTTTTTAATGGTCAAAACGGCTGACTGGATTTCTTTTGGCATGCGCTGCTCTCTCGGGGATTTGATGGTTAGAGCGGTACGCTGAAAGTGACCGTTAACGGGTTCGCGAATGAGACCTGCCTCCTTCAACTCACCCAAGCCGCGGCGGATGGCCGGGAACTGAGCCCCTGTGGCTTCGGAAACCATCAACGAATTGAAAATGTCGTGGGCACTCCAACGCTCCTGGATTGGCACGACCTGGAACACCTTGCGGGCAAGTGAAGATTGCCCGGCGAGCATGTTTTGTTGCTTGGCTGCATTCATCAGAAGCCACCTGTGGAATTGAATGGATCAGGGAGGGTGTTCAAGCGGGTGCATGGAAGCGAGGCTTGTTGCTGATCGCGTTTTCCCGGGGCGCTGGCAAATCGAGCCAGCAACTGGGCGCGGGCGATCTTGCCGTCAAGCGGGATCGACTGTTGCGACATGGTCATCAACAACCGCGCCTCGCTGTACTCTTCCGCGAGTTGCGTTTCGGGCTTTTGCGAGTCGTGGCCGATGCCAATGGCGATGTCTTCGAGCGGCTGCCCGCTGACCAACATCCGGATCGTGATGTCATAGGCGCGATCAAAGACCTTGCTGGCCTTCTCGGACACCAGGCTGTTCAGGTTATACATCTCGCATTGAAGGGCGGCATGACGTACCGCCGGGTGCGACCACACGCGGGAAAATGCTCGGCTCGGGTCCAAGTTGACCAGTGCTTCACGGAAGGCCTTATCGTGGGAAGGAATGCCCAGCATTTCAGGCGCTGGCTGACACCATTTCATAAATTTACCGACACTTGGCGCGAAATCGCCGCCGTGCTGTCGGCAGTTCTGCAAGCCGTAGCGAATCTGCTCGAGGGTATTAATCCCCGCGGTGATGAAAGCCTTGACCCAGCTGCGTTTTGCAGCGCGTAGGGCTTCATCATCGGGCCAAGCTTGCTTCCACGCGGGGAAGATCGCCTGCAATTCCTTGAACAGCGCGTTGACGACGTCAGCGGTACCAGGCGGCAACTGTTTCGGCTGCTCCAGCGTCACGGGTGGCAGGTTGCCCATCTTGCTCAGCAGCTGGTTGGCGCTCTGGGGGACGCGTTTGGCTTGGCTCATCACAAATCACCCAGATCATCAGACCAGGTCGTGTCATCAAAATCCGGGCCGTTGACCTGCTTTACGGGAAATTGCCGAATGTTGGAACTGGCCGTCCGGGCAACATCACGCTTGATCCACTTCACGAGCAGGCTGACCCAGGCTGCTTGCGTCTCGAAACGACCACTGGCGGTGTAATGGCAAACGAAAGCAGCCGTGGCCTCCGCGGTGAATGTCGTCAACGGTAGGGCCATCCGTAGTGCGTAAGCCTGCAAGAGCTGTTGATCAGGCACCCACTCAAGCGACATCTCGACTGCCGCCGAACGATCGCTCGCGCCTGGAGTGTTGTGTTGATCTTTATTCTTCTCTACATCTTCTTTAGGTAACGCATTGCTAACGCTTGGAGCGTTACCTTTGGCGTTAGCTGCTTTGTGGTTGGCTACCCTTTTAGCAGTGAGAAGACGGTTTTTGGCGGTTTTCCCGTTGTGACGCTCGAAATGCGGCAAGCTGATAACGCCATCCACTTCATGCATCCATGCCACCGACTTCATGTGTTCGCAAAAACCGATAACGCCCACCAGCCGATCGAGTAACTTTTTGCTAACGCTCGGAGCGTTACCGTTCTCCGTCTGCTGGTCGAACCAACCCCATACACGCATCAATTTGCCCACTACCGCATCCGGGTCGATGTCGGCTAAATCAGCAATCTGGCAGACCTCTGGCTTGTCTAGGGTGGTGAGTTCGAATTTGATCCAATCGCCGGCCATTACTCGGCCTCCTGCAGAAGCTCAGCAAGACGGGTAAGGCCTTTCGGGGTGACCATTGGATGGAATGCAGCTCGCTCGATGCTGGTTTCCGGATCAGGCTTCAGGGCTGTGACTTTGTGAGTCATGTAGCCGGCGGTGATACGTGGCTGATAGGCAACCCAGCGCTTGGAGCCCTTGCGGCGGAATATCCAACGATGCTGCTCAAGCCAGGCGAACAACTTCGCAGGCTGGATCTGCAACTGTTTGGCGGTGTCGGTGATGCAGATCGCTCCACCGGCCGCCGCCAGACGTTTGATCGCTGCAACTTTTGGTGCCTGATCGAGAATAACCAATCGCAGCGACTGGTTGTCCCTTGCTTGGTCAGCGGCCGCCTGCAACGCCTCGGCGTAGGTCGCAGGGATCTGAAATTGACTGAACTGGGTTTCGAGCTCCTGCCAACGATCAATAATTTTCGCGCGCAGTTCGACGCTGTAGCCCGAGACCACCACCAAGGTGTCACGTTGAGATAGCAAGAACTCGCGATAGACCTGACCGTTTTGGGGGTGGACGTAGGGGGTATCGTTTGACGAAACGACACCCTTGGCAACAAGCCCGCGGACTGTTTTCAGAACATTGTCGTGCGTGCTGCCCGTCAGCTCGGCGATTTCGCGTGAAGACATGGTGTGACATGACACGTTTTGCGATTGGCCGAGATGTGTCACGACATCGAGGGTATTGCTCGGGGCAATGTGGCTGTGCATAATCGTCGCTCTCTAGTTTTGCGAATCAGCCGACCTTCTCCGTCGGCTTTTTTGTTCCTGTGATTTAGGCGACCTTCACTGCAGCCTCAATGGCGTCAACCTCGCGCCGGACATGCGCGATTTCTTTACAGATCCCCGCTTTCTCGATCTGTGTAACGCGGCCATCTACCAATGCGTTATGCACTGCGACCGTCAGATCCGCGAACTCCTTTCCAACAAGTGCCAGCGCGGCAGGAAGGGTTTTCACCTCAGTAACTTCCTTCGCCACCAGCGAGTACCCGAACTCATCGAGTAGCGCGTTGAGAACAATCGCCCGGGACTCGACAGAGAGATGGGTGAGTACTTGGCCGAACATCTCTAGATTCATTCGATGCGCCTCACGATTCGGATTGGCGCAGTCAAGCAACCTGGTCTCATTCACGCCCATACGTTTTGCCAGGGCGGTGCCACCATCAGCCTTTACTTCTCGATGCAGTGTTCTTTCGAAATGTTCCATTGCGAAAACCTCAGTTCTTCTCGCGTAGCGTTAAGCCATTACTGGTATCAAAATATTTCTCAAGGGGCTGGAGCGATTCAATGTCGATTCAAGCCACCATTTCGGCCCATGGAAAAGCAGGGCAAAGGTCCTCTTTTTTGAAGGTCCCGTCGGTCAAGGCTTCTGCCCGTTTGGCAATAACAGGAGACATTCCGTGCTTACCCCGGACCCAGCCAGAAACTGTGCTTTGATCGACTTTGAGCTTTTCTGCTGTGGCCTCCTGCGTCCCGAAGAAGGCAACGAGGTCTTTGAAAATGGTCTTCATACTACGCCCATTTATGTGAATACCCATATCGTAGATCATGGGCATACCACTTTGCAACGATATGGGTTCGCCAGTAATAATCGAAAGATGGAATATAAAGAACGAATCAAGGCCGCTCGACGGCACGCCGGGTTTACCCAAGCCGAGCTAGCAAAGCTCGTGGGAATCGATCAGGCATCTATTTCTGATCTTGAACGTGGGAGATCACAACGCTCCTCCTATAACGCCTCCATTGCAAAGGCCTGTGGGGTTTCGGCCATTTGGATTGAGAGTGGGTCTGGCCCGATGGTTTCAGACACTACCGAACAGCCCAACGTAAAAGACGTGGTTCAGCCTCAGATGCTTTATCGATATCCAGTGATCAGCTGGGTGTCAGCCGGGTGTTGGGAGGAAGCAGTGCAGCCATACCCCGACGGTTTTTCTGACAGATATGAAGTTTCTGACTACGACTCCAAAGGACCTGCCTTTTGGCTTGAGGTAAAAGGCGATTCTATGACCGCCCCCGCAGGCGTCAGCGTTCCTGAAGGAATGATGATCCTGGTAGACACCGAGGCTGATGTGCAACCTGGCAAGCTGGTTATTGCCAAATTGCCCGCGAGCAACGAGGCGACATTCAAGAAGCTGGTGGAAGATGGCGGCATTCGTTATCTGAAGCCACTGAACCCAGCTTACAAAATGGTCGAGTGTGATGAAAACTGCCGCATCATTGGGGTAGCAGTGCGTATGACCGGAAAGCTTTAGTGCGCCGCTCGCTGCTATTCATGTGATGAACAAGCCCGCACTCAGCGGGCTTTTTTTCGAGCTGAACTCGAAAGAGTACAAACGTGCTCTTTCCGGATTGCTGCCTTTTCTGGAACTAAATACTGTCGATCCATACAAAAAACAAAGGAAGACAGGAATGAATCATGGCGCTACCGGCAGTACCCACACGCTTAACAACTACGAACAAGTCGGCCGTCGTATTCAACGCCTGGTGTCCGATCCAAACGTACAAAAGGTACAAACAATCAAGATTGCCAGACGCGATGATGAGTCCCCCGCGGCATGGGAACAAGTGATCCAAGAACTCGAGGAAACTGACGGGATCACTGTCGAGCGTTTAGAAGAAGACAGCGTGAGGATTGGCTGGCAGAAATACGCCGACCTATAAAAGGAGCCCGCGATTTGCGGGCTTTTTAACGCCCCCAAGAATTTTTATGGGTTTACCCATTGACTCAGAATATGTGCACACCTATATTTTGCCCATGCCAGCACATAACCGGCCCAGCAGCGAAAGCCGCGCCACTCTTTAACAATCAGCGCAACAAACAACAGACCGCATTGCCTCTACCGGCGACCGGCGAGCAGACAGGCCCGAAAGCCTGCCCACGACAGGATCAACCTGGACGGCTGATCGATGGTGAAACGCCAGAACCGTGTGAATGACCCGGCAAGCAATGCGCCCAGCCCCTCCGGCGGCAATAGGACGGACAGCATCACTGCTGCACCTTGGTGACAGGGTGCAGCGGGATGTAATCCCACCAGAGGAAACACCATGTTCGGAATGAAAAAACTCTTCGGCAAACAAGTCGGCAATGCCCAGGCCGAAATGAAGAAGGTCGTTAACCGCGACTTGATGCAGGCCATTGTCGGTGGCGGATTATTGGTTGCCGCAGCCGACGGAGAGATTGAAGCCAGCGAGGTTTCCAAGCTGGATGAGTTGATTCGCTCCAACCCGAATTTGACGCACTTCGGCAGCGAGATCACCGAAACCATCAATCGTTTTACAGGTCAGTTGAACGCCAACTTTCAAGTAGGCCGATTGGCGATCAAGCGGGAACTGGCCGACATCAAAAACGTTCCGGCCGATGCGGAGGAAGCCTTCGTCAACATTCTTGCCATTGCCCAGGCTGACGGCCTGATCGAGCCAGCAGAGTTTGTGGTGCTGAAGGAAATAAGCATGCACTTCGGCCTGCGCCTGGCTGACTACGGTATCGAGGCGTGAAGTACGCGACAAAGGTTCTGTTAATCCTGCTGGCACTGATCCTGGGTGGCATGCTGCTGAGCAGTCTTGCCTCTCGGGCCACTTGCTCTTACTACGGCTTCCAGACTGACCGAGAAACTCGCTACGCCGCGTTTGTTGGCTGCATGGTGAAACTCGACGGTGAGTGGTTCCCTCGCACTGAAATCCGCGTAATGCAGTGATGTTTCACTGATGCCGCTTCTTGCAAGGCGGCATTGGGAAACCCACTCACGCAAGGAAATGGACAATGCTGATTTTGACTCGCAAAGAAGGCGAAAGCATCAACATAGGCAACAACATCACGATCACA